GCGACCGGAGTAACACTGGTCAGGAAGTTGCCCTTAGCGGTATAGTTTGTGCCACTGATTTCGTTGGTTGACGTATACGCCGTGGTCGCAGCGGTAAACGAGGAGCTATTATTGTACAAAGCCAGTTTAAATTGGTCACTTGCCGCCGTAAAGTTGTGAACGCCCTTCATTAACTCTACTTTAAATGAAGTGCATAGAAAGTTGCCACTGAAAGCCATTACATTTTCCTTATATATTCGGCCAACTTTAGCTGACCAGCATCTTTTATTGCATTATATACCGTAGTACGATCACTTTTGATAGCCTGTTTCATATACACCTCAATGATCTTCTGCATCTCATTTCGGTATGCGTGTGCTTGATCCCTAATCGCAGGGGGAGCGTTGTCTGAAACACCTATTATTTTGTTTACGCAACGCAGTGCTGTTTCTTCGGGAGTGAACCCACGGTTGTCTGTAGTTTCAACACCCACTTTAAAATCATTGGACATAGATACGCCAAAAGACATTTCATTCATCGTTTTGGCCTCACAATTTGTCCCGTTCTGTATTCATCGGTAACTTCTTTTGATTCGCCCAACATCTTCAATCCCATCATGGCCTCTGAGAAACGCTTCTCATACATTGCCATTATATCCTGCTCACCCTTCATAAAGGTATATGCTTCTAAAAGACTGCCATACAGCAGTGCTATTTCAGCATTTTCACTTATCCAAGATACTGTAATGTCTGACCCAATAGCTGATATAGTGGCTGTTGCACCACTAATACTGCCCGTGATGGTTTCACCAACAGTGTAATTTCCACTTGGTATTTCCACTACAATACTGGTTGAGGTTGTTATAGAACCGACCTCTGAAGATTGACCACTTGTGCTGCCTGTTATTGTGTCATCACCTTCAAAAGTGCCTGAAACATTGGTTAATGTCAGTGTGAATAGACTGACTGTTAGGCTTGCTGGGCGATAAAAATAGTGCAACTCAACCGTGTAGCCGCTATCAGGTGTAGGCGATATTATAAAGTTATCAACATCAAACTGCCCGTAGTAACGTGGTGAACCCGTAGTGGCAGGATTGGGATTAAAAGACTGTATGTAGTTTACGTCTTTAAAATCTAAAAAACTTTGGAAACCTTGAGCGTTGGTAAAAGACAAAGAAAAAGGGGCAAGAAAGTCTGAGGGGCAAGTTAAAAATTTGTTTGACGCGCTCATAACCCCACTGGCGTTACGTTGGAACAAACTTAACTGAACGTTCTTTAAAATACGTTCTTCAGTGTTTCCTATAAAAATAGGCAGGTTGGCAACAAAAGTTGTTTCATCATTCTGCGTATAATCTTTTATAGCTTCTTTTAATTTTGTATATGTGTAGCTCATGTTGTCACCGTGACCTCTCCTACAGACCCTTCAGCCTTCAACCTATTGCCAGTAAAACCTAAAGCATCGCCACGGTATCCAACAGGATTGAAGCCATATTGTATGCTATTCATAGACGCCACATCAGTTTCAGGTCTAGGGTCTTTTAATGCTTGTGGGTCTGGTCTTGCTCTAAGGGGCTGAAGTTGAGGTTCCTTGCGTTCCCACTCATCTTTACCAACTAAAAATCCATTCCATTCTTTTCTCATATCTCGCAAGCGATAACGAAACCCAGATCGGTCAGATATACCGTATGCCCACTTGCCAGTGGCGTACTTAGACATATCTGTAATTCCTTAAATCTGGTGCTACACGGAATGAAGCACGATCCCTATCTTCATCCATAGCCCTTGCAAGTTCTTCCTCATAAATCGGCTTTAACATTTGGATACGGTCAGGAGATTTCTTAATGGCAATATAGTACGCTAAACCCGCTGCCAAAGCAGGATAGAACCTAAAAGGCACCCCTATTGTGTTTACATATGTGTCAGCGTCATCAAGTCTGGTTAAGGCGTTGAAGACAATTAAGTCTGTAGAATTTTCAGGCAAAGGCCATATTTTTAGATTTGGCGTTATTTGACGATCTACAAAAAACTGTGTGGGTCGGCCTGTCGTAGTTTTTGATGGAATGTTTAAGTATGTGTCACGACTAATACGGTCTAAGGAGTAATCAATGCCACTGCGCCTAACTACCAAAGACAGAATATCTACCACATCATTATCAAGCACGTATTCACCATCACTTGCAGTAAGGGTGAAGCTACGTTGCTCAATAGTCCACTGATTCAGGCCGCGATTAGCCCAATCTGCAAACAGCAAATTTAAGGAGCGTTTTGCTGTTTTCAGATCATAGCCAGTTCGTACTTCCAAGCCGCAACGCTCAAAAGCCTCTTCAATATAATCGGCTACATCTAGTTCAAAATCGGTCGAGCCTGATAGTGCCATATTATTCCTCGTTATAAAGGTTGTCGAAAACCCTGTTAACATCTAACGTGTAGTCTAGATCAGATTTAGAATAATGTATATGCTGTGATGGTTTGAAATCTGGCGCTCCCTCACCTGTCTCAAACCACGCTGGATGCGTGACCCTAACTCTGTTGTTGGGTAACGCTACTATATTGCCTGTCCACTCTCCCGCGTCCAGAAGTTGCAATACATGAGCTTGTTTGTGCTGTGCTGGATCGTCTGCTACATCTGTATCAGTATAATCCACAGTAAACATATATTTGGCGGGGTAGAACCCGCCATCAATCTTTGCCATCCAAGGACAAGGTGTGGCCCTGTCTAGCGTGTATACGGCGTGTGTGTGGGACGGGCAGTCCCAAGGCTGCGCTGCATGCACTGGCATTGCTTCAGGCCACTCATCGAACGATTCATCGGCTACCAGAGCCGTTATGGGCATCCTAGCCCACATAGCGCCGCCATGAACGTTCTCATCGCCATCTTCATCTGCCTCACAACCCGTAAAGATGATTTGAAAACTCAAACATCTGTTCGGCATTGTGGTTACGGCAATAGCCATAGCATGCAGAAATTCGCCGTGATAACGCTCATGGTTGACCGTATATTCACGACGAACCCAGCACTTAAAGTGTGGTATGTTGCTTTGCAAAAATGGCATATTAAGCTTTTACCACCTTCATGCCCATTTTCTTTGCGGCTGAACGCAGTTGAGCTACTGTCATTTTTGCTCCACCTTTGGCTGCGCCTTTTGTTGCTACACGACCGCCTTTAATGTAACCTTTTGTAGCCATGCCGCCGCCGCGCATTTTAGAAACACCGCCCTTTGCTGCGCCTTTAGCCATGCCGCCGCCACGCATTTTGCGAACGCCGCCCTTTGCTGCACCTTTAGCCATGCCGCCGCCACGCATTTTGCGAACGCCGCCCTTTGCTGCACCTTTTTTCTTCATCATTTTGTAGTTCTCCTTTTTAAAGATTTAACTCTTTTAGGCTTGCCTGCTGGCTGACCTAATCGTTTCTTTTGCGCCACTCTGCTACGCTTTTCGGCACTTGTAATTTCTGACGTAGTTTTTGGAGTTTTTTTACTGACTTTTTTACTAGGTCTGCAATAAGGAGTGCCGCGTTTCTCATCTTTTTTTCTACCGCAAGCCTTGCCTGTACGAACATCTTTCCAGTCCTCTTTGAACCAACGTTTTAAGGACGCTCCTTTTTCTGTTTTTCTAACAGCCATCAGGTAAACTTAGTAACTTTTCTGCGGTCATTCCGAACAGCACCACAACCATTGGCTATGGATTCTCCGCCATTCATCATTCTTCTCACAGGACGTTTTCTAAAATTATTATTAGCTACTTCGCCACCTTCTATCATTTTCTTACTATTTCCCCAATTTTTAGCGCCTACTTTTCGACACTTTGCAATTGCGCCAGACGCATATGCGCTAGGAAATACCTTGTATCTAGCTTTTACTTTTTTATAACATGCGTCTTTGGGAGATTTTTTAGCCATTTTTCTACCTTTCGACACTTGTTGTGAGATTTGAGACCTTGATATCGTCAATGTATTTCCCCCACATTTGTTCGGTTCTATGGGCTACAATAGAAAGATCACTTTTTATATCTATGACCTGAACGCCTAACCATCCAAAATAACCTAAACAGATTACACATAAGACTTCCATTAAGCGTTCTTTGGTCATATCAACACTTCCACATTTTATGAGGTCTTTTTTACCATGCCTTTAAGAGTTTTGGCCTGACCCGCATGTAGCTTTGAGGCTTTCTTTAAACCCTTAATGACTTTTTTTACTTTTCTCTTGTTACCTTTAGTCAACATCAACACTTCCACCGTTTTCTGGCTTGGCGCAAACGACTATTTGGGTCTTTTGCTGCCTTTGGAAATTTCTTCATCTGCCCTGCCGAACGTGCGCAGTAAGATTTGCGCCTCTTGGCGTCTTTACTGCCGGGTTTTACCTTGCCAGTAACAGCAGTCTTTAATTTAGAGCCGGGATTTGCGCGTTTGTGCGCAGCCACACCAGCTTTTGTCATTCCCGCCCCTGTTTTAGTGGGGCGGTAATTCTTCTTATTACGTTTGATAGGCTTATCAGCCATCAACCATACTCTTTTTTCATTTTTAAAATAATAGTATAGGTATCTGCGGAAGTGTGACCAACTGTTGTAAACAGAACGTCACCATTCACTCCGCTACCCGCATTATTTGTTAAACCGCCAAAAGACTTATAGTCATGGTTGCCGCTTTGGTTTTCACCTAGTTCAATACAGAAAATATTGGTTGAAGCATTCCAAAGTATCTGAACCTTCATACCAATACACTGCCACCAGATTTCTTCAATGACAACGCCCGTACAGGCTGTTCCATGTGAATTAGCGGCCAACCCACTTACATCAACTTTTACGACAGCAGCTTCACCGCTACCATCAGACACGTTGGTAAACTTCTGAACTACATTCCTGTCACCGTCGATTATTGTTTGAGTAGCTACAGCATCAGCCATATTAATCTCCTAAACTGTTGGGGGAGCATTTGCCCCCCCATGTTTGTTATTCAAATATAACGCGGTTGATTGCTTGGTAATGAACATCCAATGCTTCAGCAGCAGCAGCGCCAGCTTCAATCCCAATGTAAGGAATGAAATCAACATTGTCGGTCAAAGCACCTGTTTTGGTTACAGTTCCGCCCTCTGCCACAGCGGTTACTGCTGTGCCACCTGTAGAGCCAGATGTAGTAGTGACATTATACTGCTGACCATTCACAAAAATGGTTGCTTTTCTGTCGGCATCAATAACTACTTTTAGGTGAAGAGTTTGGTTTGCAGTAACGGTTATAGGCAAAGCACTGATAAAATCTGTGCCAGCTATTGAATGAACAAAGTGCAGCACCGTGAAGTCGGTGAACGCTTCAGAGTTTGTTGCGTCAGTCTGAAATTTAAAAAACACTTGGTCAGCATCTGTAGCAACAAGTTGATCGTTAGTTAACTTCAAGCCTGCCCATATTTTTTGATTATCAATTGCATTCGTTGATATTGAACATTCCCATTCTGTGTAGTTTTCAGTACCCCACAGTACACCTGTCCAAGCTGTAAACCCTGAATCCAAGTGAGGTGCGACAATAGCCTGATCTTGGTCTGCACCAGCGGTTGTAATAGTTAGGCCAGCCCGTGTGGTATCAAAAGTAACCAATGCTGTTGTCATGTTGGTGCCGAGAATTTCAAACTCTCTGTTTGCTGCCCGTGCTACTTCTACCGTGTAGGCTTGGTCGATATTGGCGTTTGTAGCTGGTCTTTTTTCAAAGTATGACTCTAGGTAATATCTATCAGAAGTACGCGCACCTCTATTAACGTTATTAGCGTTTGTTCCATAAACAATGACCTGACCGTCAGAGTCTACTTCAAATTTATCATTTACTTGATTTCCGGTTGTTGTGTTAGAGGCTAACGATTGAAAGCCGCCCTCAGAGCGCACTGGTCCGCTAAAAGTAGAATTACCCATGATTATCTCCTGTCGTGGGTTAAGTCAGACACAGAATGCGCCTGTCAGGGATATTCATACTCTAAATTAGATTTACAAAAAAAGAAAGAGGGCAGTTAAACCGCCCTCTTTCATAGTTAGAACATTTGTTCGGGTTACGCGCCGGGTGAGCCGAAGACGCAACGTGGGTCCGAGAAGCCAAATGAATAACGCTCACGCGCTTTGAACCGCATGTTGCCTGTATCAAAGTCTGCTTCCATGTTTGTACGCATGGGAGAACGCTCAAAGTGCTTAAAGCCGTTTGGCGCGTCAGTCTTCAGGAAGAACGCATCAGTATCGGTCAGGAAGTGGTTAATAGT